TCTGGCACAGGCATCACCTTCCCTGCTACGCAATCAGCATCGTCTAATGCGAATACGCTGGATGACTATGAGGAAGGTACGTTTACGCCAACGCTGGCTCTAGGTTTTTCTGTTGCGCCAACAAGTTACACTTCGCAACTGGGTCGGTACACAAAAATTGGTAGGGTGGTTTATTTTGAAATTGACATAGACCCAAACGGTGCGACGGCTAGTGCGACCGGAATTCAATTTGGGGGGTTGCCATTTACATCAGCGGCTGCGCCGTATGGCGGAGTAACACTGGGTTATCAAGTTACTTTTAACACTAATACTTCAGACACATATCTTGTCAATAATAATAATACAGTTATTCAAATTTATACCAATGCTGGAAATGGCAGATTAGGAAATGCCGCAGGTGTAGATATAAATACGCGAATTGTTTTTTCTGGATGGTACACAACTTAACTTATCTGCGCCGGACTAGCGTAGACGGACTATGAAAGGAAACAAATATGGCTATCAATAAAGAAACCGTTGTGGATCAAATTACTGTTTGCGAGAACGGCATCGTGCTGTACCGCGAAGCTACTCGCATCATTGAAGATGGCAAGGTACTGACACAGACGTATCACAGGACTTCTCTGACACCGGGGCAAGACTTAGAAGGTCAACCCGCTAACGTGGTAGCGATCTGCAATGTAGCGTGGACGAATGAAGTCGTATCGGCATATCAAGCAGCGCAAGAAGCTAATCGTTTAGGAGCATAACCATGCCACTCGTACTAGACGGCACAAACGGAGTCAGCGGCGTAGATGGTACTGCGTCCAACCCGTCCTATGAAGGCACAGACAGCAACACGGGCATCTTCTTCCCTGCTGCGGATACGGTAGCTATTGGTACAGGTGGTACTGAAGCGTTGCGGGTAAATAGCTCGCAGAACGTGGGGATTGGTAAAAGTTCCGCAATTACGAACTTGGATGTGCTAAATAATATTATGGCAAGACCAGCAGCGACATCTGGTTCTGGCGAACTTATTGCCGCAGCATCAGATTATCTGTCTTTGCCTTCATACACCAACACAGCACTTAGGCAGTATGGCTCTACTGCAACTGGCACATTCTACGGACTTACTAAAGCTAGTTTAGGAATACTAGAATTTGTTAATACAAGCGCCGCCGTGGTTGGTACAAACGGTAGTGCGCCAATTGTTTTTGCTACTGCTGGCAACGAACGCATGCGTATCGACTCCAGCGGTAACGTGGGGATTGGTACGACTACGATTATTCCCGGCAATTCCGTTACTTTAAGTAATAGCAGAGTATTGGGATGGCTTAACGCATCTGGTAATTTTTCAACGACAGCTGGCTCTCAAATTTTTAAGTTTAGTGATAACAATCTGTATATTGATAATCTTGATGCCAGCACCAGCATAATTTTTCGAAGAACATCAAATACGGAAAGTATGCGTATCGACGGATCAGGATTTACGCAGTTCAGCAGCAACCTTGTCATGCCGTATCAGGGTGCGCCGACATCTAAAGCGGCAGCAGCAACACTCACAGGTGCTGAATTAGTTACTGGCATTCTGAACACTACTGGCACGACTTACACCATCACGCTGCCTACGGGTACTAACATTGAAGGTGCGCTGACTTGGGCAGGTAACAACGTCTGCTTGGACTTTTTCGTAATCAACACCGCATCCGGCACGATTACGATTGGTGCTAACGGCAACACAACACTTGGCGCTCTCACTATTGCAACAGGCACATCAGCGCACTTCCGTATTCGTAGAACTGCGGCTAATACTTTCACCGTTTATCGTTTATAAGGAAAAACTCATGGCAGCTACTTTTACTTGGTCTGTGACCGCTATGGACTGCATCCCTAATCAAGATGGAAATACAGACGTAGTAAGTAACGTGCATTGGGCTTGTTCAGGCACAGACGGACAGTATTCAGCTTCTGTATACAGTACTTGTGGACTAGGCTTTGAGGGGGGTGACTTTACGCCTTACGACCAGTTGACACAAAATCAGGTTCTAAGTTGGATATGGTCATCCGGTAGCGTAGATAAAGACGTGACTGAGGCTGCTGTTGAACAACAAATTCAAAACCAAATCACACCTTCTATCGTTACTCCTCAACTACCTTGGAGTGCTGCATGACTTTTGAATTAGACCAAAACGAAGCGCAGTTTATCGTACAGGTAATCGGCAACCTGCCAACGCAGTCAGGAGCGCATCCTCTGTGGCAGAAGCTGGTAGCACAGTTTAACGAGCAAGTACCGCCAAAGCCGGAGGAAGTAAATTGACCCGCTGACCCTACTCGCTGCGGCTAATGCCGCTGTTGCCGCAGTAAAGGCTGGATGCAAACTTTACAAAGACATCAAGGGCGCAGCGGGTGATGTAAGCGACGTACTGAAAGACTTAAAGGAGCAGTACAACAAGATAGTAGACCCGACGCCTGTACAGAAGCAACAATATCTGGCGGAGGTTGAACGAGTTCAACAGATAGCAAAGGCTGACCCGAACGACGTGTTCACCGACATCGGTACTCAGTTAGGCGCGTTGATGGATACCCATGACGAGATTGCCAAGCTGTTGTTGAAAGAGCAGTTGGAAGCAAAGACGGTATACAAAGGGGATGACAGCGTGGGTAAGCGGGCATTGCGCCGGATACTGATCAACTCAAGGCTCGATGCGATATGGGCCGAGGTTAGAGAAACTATGGTGTACAAGGCCCCACCGGAGTTGGGTGCGCTCTGGAGCAAGTTCGATGAGATGCGGCAGGAGATTATTGCCGAGCAGGAGATAGCCCACGCAGAGGAACTGAGACTAGCGCAGATAGCAACATGGCGACGCAGAAAAAGAATAGCGGAAATCAGGGCAAAGGCAATGTGGGTTTCGGCAGTACTCTTCGTAATAGCATGGGCGGTGGGTCTAATGTGGCTAACGACAAGAAGCATGATTACGAGAACGTCCCTTGGTCACTGATTGTCGTAGTACTCACCGTGGTGCTGATGTTCTTTATCGTCATGCCAATCTTGGCATTTATGTACTACGACATGTACTACGCGACACAGGCGGCGGTGCATGAGGTGAGGAAGATGCGGGAACTGCGCAAAGAGATACAGATTGAGAGGATGTACGGACAATGATCACGCTGGCACAGTTTAAGAAGTTCCTGCCGAAGAATAAATATGCGGACCAGTGGTATGCCGCACTGTGTGGACCGCAAGACGAATTCGGAGGCAGTTCACTGCTTGATGAGTATGACATCAACACACCAAAAAGGATCGCCGCATTCCTCGCGCAGTGTGGTCATGAGTCGGGCGGGTTCGTGTTCCTCACCGAGAATTTAAATTATAGAGCGGCGGGTCTCCGTCGAGTATTCCCTAACTATTTTAAAACTGATGAGATCGCAGCGAGTTATGAAAGAAAGCCTGAAAAGATTGCAAACCGAGTATATGCCAATCGAATGGGTAATGGTGACGAGTCTAGCGGTGATGGGTATCGCTATTGCGGTCGCGGTCTCATTCAGCTCACTGGGCGAAATAATTACCAAGCATTTGCGGATAGTCTAGAGATCAATATCCAGGACGTTCCGGCTTATCTCGGGACTTTCGAAGGTGCCGCACAAAGCGCGTGCTGGTTCTGGGAGACTAATAGATTGAACCGTTTCGTGGACGCGAATGATTTCAAAGGCTTAACCAAGGCGATCAACGGCGGGTATATAGGACTTGAAGACAGGGAGCATCATTATGAAGTGGCGCTTAGTATTTTTAGTAGTGACACTCGCTTGGCTTAGTGCATGTGACCAGTACAGGTACCCATGCCAAAACCCCGAAAATTGGGAAAAGAAAGAGTGCAAGAGACCATATTGTAGCAGTACCGGCACCTGCCCAGACCAATTAGTGAAACCGGAAGAAGTGAAGGTAGAGACCAATGAACCCGCTAAAACTGATCAGCCAGTTCCTTGCACTAACTCAGGAACAACACGATGCGGTAATTAAGTTCTGTATCGCGGTGACTTTTTGCTTCACGGTGGTGATGATGGTCGGTATTTCGCTTTACAGCGTAGTATGGGTCACTCAACCGATGACTGGGATGGCACCTGCGGATAAACAATTCTTCCTTATCCTGTCGGATATGTCCAAGTACATCCTCGGATCGCTTGCTACACTCTTGGCGGTGAAAGGCAAGGATGCGCTGCCGCAATTCGTGCCGCCTAACCTAAGCACCGAAAAAGAACGGTCGGATACCCCTATTCCACCTGCTCCTAAAGCTGCCGCACCCGCCCAGACTCCGGTGCGCCGTATGGAACCGACGATTGATCCAGTAACTACAACCTCGCCGGTTATCACCGGTTATGGCGGCAAGCCCGCACCCGTTCAACCCCCTCACCCGGAGATCGAATGATGAAGACTATTCTTGCCGCAGTTTTAATGATGCCGCTCGTCGCGTTCGGGGGTGGCGAAATCAAGAAGGTGTGTCGCGAAGATCCCAAGACCAAGAAACAGGTCTGCCGGGATGTCAAGGTTCATAAGAAGCTCGACGGCACCAAGATCCCGCCGAAATGAATCCTTGGTTAATACTCGCTTTCGTGCTCGCGGTAGGTACTGCTGCCGGGGGCGGGTATTTCAAAGGACACTCGGCAGGTAAAGCCGAAGTGCAACAGGCGTGGGACCGAGAAAAGGCTGAACAGTACGCGGCTTATGCCAAAGGACAAGAAGAGGCCCGCCGTCGTGAGCAAGAGATGCAACAGGCAGCGGATCGCCTGAGGAGAGAGAAGGATGCGGAAATCAAAAATATTAATGCTCGGTCTGCTGCCCTTGCTAATCAGCTGCGGGACCGTCCGGAGCGCCCCGCCCAAGATGGTTCCGTGCCCGGTGCCGCCCGATCTTGCGTTGGAGCCTCCGGTAAGGAACTGGCAAGGTCAGATGGAGAATTTCTTGCAGGGTACGCTGCCGACGCAGCCAGACTCCAAGCCGCCCTCGACCAATGCGTCAAACAATACAACGCCATCAGGAACCGTTAAAAAATGAGGAAAAAGACCATGGAATCGCCAATTGTAGCGACTTACAGCCTCTCCAAAGACGAAATACAGGAACTGGTCGCGGAAGCGGCCCGATTGGGTGCAAAACAGGCCCTATACGACATCGGCCTACACGACGATGAGGCGGGAACTGATGTCAAGGAATTAAGATCCCTACTTGACTCTTGGAGGTCTGCCAAAGCGGTCGCTTGGAAGACAGTCGTGCAGACGGTGACGGTCGGACTGTTGAGCCTTTTGGCGGTCGGCCTGTACTTCAAGAACAAATGATTTTGCATTGGCGTAATGCGAAAGATATGGTATAATTCGGTGGCGCACAACCGTATGAAAGGACGACCATGCCTGCGGCTGCGGTAATGACATATGATTCATTGGTCGCGGATATCCAGTCCTATCTTGAACGTACGGATACGGCGACGATTGAGAAGATCCCGACATTCATCATGCTGGCTGAGCAAGCGCTCGCGGCAGATATCAAGTTTCTCGGGAATCTGACTGTTAACGAATCTACCATGGTGACTGGTGATCCGGTGATATCCAAACCGGCCCGGTGGCGAAAAACCGTGTCCATGAACGTCACTGTGGACGGCGAAAAGTCACCAGTCACGGTTCGGAAGTATGAATATCTGCGCGAGTATTGGCCGGATGCGACGAGCACTGACGTTCCTAAATACTACGCCGATTATGATTACACTCATTGGTTGGTAGCACCAACACCGGCCAGTAATTACACATTTGAAGTCCTGTATTATGAGCGTGTTCAACCGCTCGATTCGTCTAATCAGGTAAACTGGTTCACCGAGTACGCGCCCCAAGCATTGTTATACGGATGCTTACTTCAGGCGATGCCGTTCTTAAAGAATGATCCTCGTGTTCCATTGTGGCAGCAAATGTACAACCAATACGTGGCTACCCTCAAAAATGAGGACGTCATGCGTATTGCCGATCGTCAAGCTATCGCACAAGACTCATGAGCTATACATCCCCGTTTACTGGAAACGTAATCCAGCCGACCGATGTCTCATTCCGGTCATTCTCGATGTCTACCGACGTCGTGCTCTCTTGGCCCATTAATGGTAGCGCGACGGATGACTACGCCGCCCGCATTATGGAGGTTACGGCGACCACCACCGGATTAAAGCTTTACATGCCACCGGCCAGTCAGACGTCGGTAGGTACCGATGCTCTGATCCGAAATGTGGGTGGCAACGCGTTTACTGTGGTGAAGTCCGACGGGTCCACGATTATATCGATCGCCGCTGGTGTCGCGCAGTATATATACATCACCAACAATTCGACCGAAGCGGGTGTATGGGGTATTATCGCTTTCGGTACCGGCACATCGTCGCCCGATGCGGCTACACTTGCCGGATTGGGGTTGGTGGCGTCATCCAGTACCTTAAATCAAGCGCACCCCACTTCGGTCTTGACTTCCGGGTATACGTTTGGCGGTACTGACCGTGCACAAACCAAAGTGTGGGGTGGTGGTACTGGAACATTCACTTTACCTGCAGCGGCAGGTCTTGGTAATAACTGGTTCACCATCTTTAAAAATAACGGTACTGGCTTAGGTACGGTGCTGACCAGCGGATCGGACCTGATTGATGGTGCGGTATCTAAATTTTTCAATCCCAATGAATCCGCGTTCATTATTTGCACCGGTTCGGCATTCGTCACGGTAGGTTATGGCGTAAACACTACGTTCGCGTTTAACACGTTGGTAAAACCAGTGACCACCGGTACTGTGACGCTCACGGCTTCTGAAGCCGGGAATACGATTCAAGAGTATGTAGGCAGTCTGACCGGAAATGTGACGGTGATTTTCCCCGGTGCATCAAATCTGTATGTGATTAGTAACCAAGTTACACCGAACGGTTATTCTCTCACGATCAGCACCGGCATCCCGGGTGGGACCAACGCGATCATACCTGCGGGTCAACAGGCGACCCTCATTTGTGACGGTGTAAACTTCTTGAATGCGAACACCATTCAAGCGGGTGGTACCTCGATTCAGCTGAATGATGGTACCGTCGCGAGCCCGTCGCTCTCCTTCGGGTCTGAACCTTCAACCGGTGTGTACCGACCAGCACTCGGGCAGTTTGGCATTTCTATCCTTGGCACCCAAGTGTTAGATGTAGACGCGGCGGGTATCACAGTGACCGGTACCGGGGTGTTCAGCGGCGGTGTCGAAGGAGGCGTGTTTACATGACCGCTAAAGTATTCGCGCTGGATACATTATCAGGTATCCAACGTGATGGCACTGTATTTGATAAAAACTATTACACCGACGGTGTGTGGTGTCGTTTTCAGCGCGGGCGTCCGAGGAAGATGGGCGGTTACCGCCAGATCGTCAATAACCTATCTGGTCCTTCACGGGGCATGTACGTCAACCCGCAGCAAGCATTCACCAATATCTTTTCCGGCTATTCTAATGGCTTGCAGAAGTTACCGGTGAATGATGTGGGTATCGGGGCAGGTCTGACCGATTTTACGCTCACTGGTTTTACGGCGAACGCCAATAATATGTGGCAGTTCGACATCTTCACGGATACCACAGGATCAGGTAACACCTATTTATTGTCGCACCCGGGCCAGAACCTCACACTGATCGACAACGACACCAATACGTCGGTCCTTGGTGGCTTGGTGAACGGTACAACAGCCTCACCAATAGGTGTGTTTACTGACAGCGCTACAACGACTAACGGGAACCCTGTCGTAGTCTTAGCCGCTACCAATTTCCAAATCGGCGCTGGCCAGAAGGTAACTGGTACAGGCATCCCCGCGAACACATTCGTAGTATCTGTGTCCACCACCAACGTGACACTATCGAACAACGCGACTGCCAGCGGTACCGTCACTCTGACGTTTGACAACCAAGTCCAAGTGTCCGGCGGTGTGGTGGTGCTGCACCCATATGTGTTCGTGTACGGCAATAATGGCTTGATCAAAAATTGCTCGGCTGGTAATTTTAATGATTGGGTGTCTGCCGATGCGAACGAAGTGAACGTGGCCACCGGAAAAATAGTCCAGGGTCTGGCCGTCCGTGGTGGCTCAAATGCGCCGTCGGGACTCTTCTGGTCGCTGGATTCGCTTATTCGAGTGTCATTTATCGGCGGTGCGGGTACACCACCCCAATATTGGCGCTACGATATCATTTCTACGCAATCCTCGATCATGTCCTCGCAATCAGTGATCGAGTATGACGGTGTCTATTACTGGTGTGGGATCGACCGTTTTCTGTTGTATAACGGTGTGGTCAAAGAGATCCCGAACAACATGAACCAGAACTACTTTTTTGACAATCTGAACTTCGCTCAGCGTCAAAAGGTGTTCGTATCGAAGGTTCCCCGCTTCGGCGAGATATGGTGGTATTACCCACGGGGTGACTCCACCGAGTGCAACGACGCCATCGTGTACAACATTCGCGAAAACACTTGGTATGATGCTGGTCAAGCGATCGGTGCTAGACGATCAGCTGGCTATTTTTCACAGGTGTTTCACTACCCGGTGAACGCCGATTCAGTACCTAATGAAGATGGCGTCATGGACGCGATCAGCATTAACAACGCAGGCACCGGGTACACCAACGGGTCGTATACTGGCCTCGCGGTCGTAGGCGGGAGTGGTTCGGGTGCGACTATCGCTGCGACCGTAGCCGGGAATGTAGTGACGGCAATTTCGATTGAACTCGGTGGTTCAGGATATGAGCAGGGTGATTCGTGCACGGTAGTGATTCCGGGTGGTTCGAACTTCTCGTTCAACGTGACCTTGATCACCGGTCATGTGACGGTGTGGCAGCATGAACTCGGAGTGGATAAAATCACGGGTTCGTCAGTGCTGGCTATCGAATCTTCGTTCGAGACCAACGACCTAGGTTTAGTATCCGGTGGACCATCACAACCGTCTCCGATTGGCGAGAATGTATGGTTGAGACTCGAACGCATCGAGCCTGATTTTATTATGTCTGGTGAGATGGAGCTGTATGTCACCGGTCGCCCGTATGCGCAGGCTGATGATGACACCACAGGCCCATATATTTTCGATCAGACTACACACAAGATAGATATGCGTGAACAGCGTCGAGAATTGCGGCTACGGTTCGTGTCGAATGTTCAAGGTGGTAACTACCAATTAGGTAAGCTGCTGCTTAACGCGGATATTGGCGACGTCAGAGGTTACTAATGTCGAATTATATCCCCTATGATCCTCGCTACATGCAGTTCGACGAATGGGCAGCGCTTATCTGTGAACAGTATGGTGCACAGAATATAGTAATACCTATGCCGGGAATGAAATGGCAGGACTGGGCGGCGGGATTGTTGGCTATCGACATATTCACCAATGAGGCGGCACCTAACCCTTACACCTTCGATGATTGGAAGGAATGGGCGCAGCAGTTGATCGGTGCAGTAAACGCTAACGTGAGCACCCAATGAGTCCGGAAGAGAATCCAAAAGTCGCCGAGGCCATGCAGATAATGCATGACTACTTCGAATCCGAGGGGCAGTCGGAGGAGGAAATACAGGCATCAATAGGTAACATTGCCGCGATGGTCCAAGAACCGGGTGCGAAATTGGTGCAATTCGGGACGGTCATCTTTTTGGTGTTGGTGCGTGGTGAAGGAGTCATCGAGTTCCACACGATGGGATTAGAGCTTAACCCTCGGAACTTAGTCAAACGTTACGTCGAACTGACCAATTACCTAAAGAGCATAGGCACCAAAATCGCTTATTCTTATGCGAGTGACCCACAATTCAAGCGCATCGCGAAAATGACCGGGTTACCATGGAAGACGTTTGATATCGATGTTGAAGGTGAGCCAATGACCGCTTACGTCTTGGAGATGTAAATGCCAGTAATCGTATTTGCAGCGGTAGCATCGGGTGGCGCAGCAGCATTAGGTGCTGGTGCATTAACACTGGTCGGTGTCACTGGGGCATCCACTCTCGCGGCGACTGCGGTTGGTGCAGGTCTAATTTCAGGGGGTGTCACCGCCCTCCAAGGTGGTGACGCGGGAGACGTATTAAAATCTGCGGTGGTCGGAGGAGTGACCACTTATGCGGGCGGGGTGATAGGTGGTAAAGTAGCCAGCTCCGTCACCGCAGCAGCAGCTCCGAAGTTCCCAGAACTTGCAAAAATCATGGGGAATGTGGCCGGAGCCATCGCGCAAGGCGGTACTTCAGCCTCTCTCACTGCAGTCGCATATGGTGGTGATCCCGTTGACGCCCTAATCAAGGGTGGTCTCACCGCTGGTCTGACCGCTGGTGCGATGCAAGGTGTCACTGCGATTACCGGTAAATCTACTGAATTTTCAAAAATACCTGAACCTGCGCAGCGTGCGGTGAATACCGCGATCGCCGCAGGAGCATTGGGTCAAAATCCGAGCGAAGCCGCTGTAAGCGAATTATTGAGTGTAGCTGGCGAGCGCATGGGTAATGAATTCCGAGATTATTCAAAGCAGTTAAAAGATTCGTGGACTAAGACCAAGACCGCCGCAGACACCGTTAATGCAAATATGCAACAACAACAGGCGTTGGCTGACGAATACAATAATTATTATAAGAAGCACACCGACAGTGTAACGACTGCACAAGCTAAAGTAGATGAGTATAATGCGTCGTTTGATGAATACAAACGCTTAGAGAAGTCTGGTGCCAGTGTCGCGACACTCAACACTCAAGCGGAAAAAGTGAACGCGTTGGCGGCTGAAGCGAATAAGCTTATCGAACCCTTAAAAGCATCAGAAACAAATCTAGCTTCTTTAAGGACCAAATTCGATACGACCGCGAATCAATACCAAACGTATTACGATCAATATGCGAAAGCGCAGAGTGATCTCGATGCCACCACAAAATTATTCGCGGACGCGGAAAATGAGAACTTAAACGTCGTCAAGAAGTATTACGAAGACGTCAATGACATCAAAACCACGTTTAAGGATGAGTTAGGGCGTGATGCGACCGCGAAGGAATTAGCATCACTGTTCAAGACTGACGACTATAACACCACAGCGAGTGATTATGTCTCGCAGAAGAAGTGGGAAGCAATGTCGCCTGATGAACAATATCAGGCCAAACTCGACTTCTTACAGAGTTCGGTGGCTGACGCATCTGGCACAGTATTGCCTTCTAGCTTCTACAAGATACCAAAGGATGTTCAAAATCTAGAGGGTTTAGCGGCTAGACCGGGCGAAGTCGCGGGTGATATCATCCCAGTATTAGAGGAAGATGGGAATTACTCTTATAAGCGAACAATATCGGGTGTTACTCAAGATGGTAAAGAATATGAGTATACTGCAGCATATGACCCACTAGATAAAAATAACCCAGTCACGTACACGGTGTCCGGGGGTGTCACTACCGACTTACCATCGGGTTCTACTATGTCTCCGGTGCTGGTAGAGGCCTCAAGGAGTAGACCTGTCTTTGATGCTAAGGACAGTGTGCCTAGCGGGACACCATTCTCGCAACGAAATATATATAACGCGGCACTTAATGATGCCGTGAGATCCCGTCTGGCATCTGGACAAGCTAGATCAGGTCTTACCACCGCGCAGACTGAACTTGCAGCCGCGCAAGCATCGGGCAACGCTGACGCCATTGCTAAAGCGAAGGTAAAAGTAGACAATGCGACCGCACAAGCGGCTGAAGCTGAAGCCGCTGAAAAAGAGAAGGTGGGCCGTCTCGAAGAGGTGACAGTAGAGGGTCAACAAGAAGCCCAATACCGCTATCGTCGTGCGCAACAGTTGATGGGCGAAGCGCCAACCAATATCATATCTGGCGGTGGCGGTTATGGTGAATCTGATCCTTCAGGCCTGCTGATTGCGGGTGAAGAATCCGCCCCGAGTGGTTGGACAATGCCGGGTCTTAAAGAGCGTTTCCTTAAAGCTGGTCTCGCGCCCACCACGGGATACCAGTCGATCTTTGATCCAGTAAAAACTACCGAAGAAATTATCAGCCCGGAAGAAACCCCGGAGGAACCCAGCATGTACTCACCATTTACTGACA